AACCTGATTCAAAAGCATTCGTAAATTCAATTAATGGTTTATTTACTATTCCAAACTTTATATCATCTAAAACAGTAGGAGCTTTGTTAAATAGTTTATTTACCATTGCGATCATTCTGTTTGTGGTATTCAATGATTTACCATCTCTATCTAAAGAACCTTTTGCATCTCTTTTTAAACTATCGGTCAAGGTCATGGCAATTACAGAAGGATCAAAGTTAGCAACATCTTGAGGTAAATTAAAATCACCAACAATATTTTTATTACCTTCCCATTTTGTTGATCGATTATATAAAGCAAAAACTTCTACGGCTTCTTGCATTTTTCTTTTTTCTTTAGCCCATCTCTTTTCCCAATTTTCATAACCTTTTCCCAAAGGTCTATCATTTGGTTCTAACAACCATGCTCCAACATATTCATGTTTCTTTAAATTCTCTACAGTTACATAACCACCAGTGGTTTGATCGAAAGGATAGATAACTACAAAACTATTGGGAGTTGGTACGTCACTGATAGTGTATTCTCCTGATATTGCATTACCGCTTGTAAAATTTAATTGAATTTTATCGTTTTTATTTAAATTATGTTCTTCGAAATCAACAGTAATATTTATTCCATTTTGTGTATATTTTGCAGCTAACTTCAGTGGCTCATTACCTTCATCGTGCAATATTGACCACATAGCAGCGTAAATATGCTTGCACCAACGAAGTTGATAATATAGAAGATTTTGGAAAGAAAATTCTTTTTCATCTTCATACTCAGGTAATTCATAAAAATTGTTTATTGTGACGTAACCTAAATCTCTGAAAACACCTGGCTCATCTCGGCTTTCAGATACACTACCATCATTTTGTAGAACATTACCTGGCTTTGTATCTCTAAGAGCTGTTACAGGGAATTTTTCATGATTGTTTTGACTAAATAAATTATAATTATCTCTTCTAGAAAAATCTTGACAAGAACAATTCCATCTTAATTCTGTTGTTAAAAACCTACCAACAGCAAATCCTCTATGAGCTGGTACTGTTGTTTTAGCAATAGTATCTACAGTCTTTGCTCCATAGCTGTCAGCTTTTTGAAAGATAATTTCATTAGTAGTTGCATCAGATCCTGTAACTGTATATCCAACATAATCATCGTATCTAAATCCTCTAAGTAACCTACTTAAAGTCAAGTTCCCTGAAGTATTTGCATTTGGAATAGTTGTGAATTTAAATTTTGTGGTATTTATAACTTCGATTGTATATCTACCAGAAGCTAAAGTTCCTGTACTTACATCAACAAAAACTTTATTATCAGTTGACAGTCCATGAACAGAACCACACGTCACAGTTACTTCAGAACCTACTCTTGTATATGTAGAAGCAATCCCAGTATCTCTTTCTACAATTCGATCTGCCATTCTCTCACCTTCTAAAAATGCAACTTCAGTAGGTAAAGATCTAAGTTTTACTCTTACAAATCTCCAACGAGTATCATTAAATGCTGTCGAATTATGATAAGTAACATTTCCTGATGTAACTGCAGCATTAGTAGCTGTGAGGGTAAAAGTGTTCTGTGTCTTACTTACTATTGTTAGAGTCTCATCTGTCGCAGCTCCAGTGGATATATCTAAGTAAACATCATCCCCAGGATATAAACCATGATCGGTTTTAGTCACTACTAATGTTGTGCCATTCTGAGAATAAGTAGCAGTTACAGAAGGAGCTAAATATCTCACATCTAATATTGGTAATCCAAAATCATAGAAACTAAATCCATCTGTGTCACGCATTCCACAAATATGTTCTCCTAACTCTTGATTAGTTGATGGGAAAGTAAATATTCTGGCAGGTATAAAAACTCCAGGAAATTGTTGAAAAGTAAAAAATAATCTATAGTCTCCTCTTCTATCTCTTTCTTTCGATGTAGATCCTAATATCTGTTGTGTAAATGTATATAATTCATATCCTCTTCTCCATCTAGTCCATAAAGAATCTTGATTATA